GATAACATGATTATTAACCCAACAGAACCAATACAGCCAACAAACCAGCCAAATTAAAGGGTTAAAAAAGTGACTGAAATACGCAATATTGAACTACGAAACCTGGAAGTAAATCCTTCCGGGCGGCGTATTGTTGGCATTGCGGCAGCATATGGAACCCTTTCTGGCGACCTTGGAGGGTTCAAGGAGAAAATTGCACCAACGGCATTCCTTAAAAGCATTGGTGAGAATGACATCCGAGCCCTTTACAATCATGATTCCGCTAAAATTCTGGGCAGGATTTCCGCTGGAACATTGAAACTATCATCAAATGATCGCGGTTTGGAATTTGATCTGACATTGCCCAACACCAGTTACGCAAATGATCTAGTGGAATTGATGGCGCGCGGTGATGTCACAAGCTGTTCATTTGGTTTCTTTACCAGGTCCGATAAGTGGTCCATGGATCCCGAAACAAAAACAAGAATCAGAACATTGCATGATGTGGATCTGCGGGAGATTTCCATTGTTGGCGATCCTGCTTATCCTAGTGGCACATCCGCCGCTTTGCGCTCGCTTACCGCTTGGCAGTCCACATTGGACACCAGGCGCAAACGCTGTCTTCTGTCCTTTCTCAAACGGCGCAACCCGCCACGGAGTTGATTATGATGATTGCTGAATTGCGGGCACAACGCGCCCAGGTTATGGATGAATCCGCTAAAATTCTGGCCGTCACCGATGGTCCGGAAAAGCGGGAAATGACACCTGAAGAGGTGGCAAAATTCGATGAACTCATTGCTCGCGTAGATGAATTGGATGCGCGCATCGCAGCCATGGAATCCGAAATGGTTCCCGCAGAATTGGAACCGGCAATGGACATGAGCTCCAGGCCAAGTGGCAACCTGCGCAGCGAATACAACAAACGGATCCAAACCCGCAAGGTAAATCCTGCGCCAGGGTTTGTTCGCGACTATAACGACCGCCAATCTATCCGCGATTCCGCCATGGCTTTCCGTGGCTGGTGTCTGGGCAAGGAAGCGACCAACGAACAACGCGCCGCGGCACATCGCAGCGGGTTAAACCTTGATGGTCCTATTTGCATCAATCCGCATCCGACCGAAGAACAACGCGCCCAATCCACAACGGGTTCTGCTGGTGGCTTCATGGTTCCGCAAGGATTCCTTGCAGAGCTGGAACGACGGCGCTTGGCATTTAATCCGCTGCGCGGTGTGGCTCGAGTTATCCGCACCGAAAGCGGAAACAGCATGCCCATGCCAACGGTTGATGACACTAGCAATACGGGTGCTTTGGTAGCACAAAACACCGCCACTAGCGAAACCGATTTTACTTTGGCGCAAATCACCTTTGGCGCGTATTCGTACAAATCTGTGGTCAATTGTTCCCTGGAATTGCTCCAGGACACCGGCCTTGATTTGGGCGCAATTGTTGGTGAGCTTCTGGGCGAAAGGCTTGGCCGATCTGAAGCCGCGGCATTTGCCACTGGCACCGGATCCAGCCAGCCACAAGGCGTCACCGTTGGTGCATCAGCAGGCAAGACAACTGCAAGCGCCACAGCCATTACGATCAATGAAATCTATGATTTGGTAAACAGCCTTGACGCTGCTTATCAACCACAGGCTTCGTTTATGTTCCATCAAACCGTTTGGACTTATCTGCTTAAATTGCAGGATTCAACCGGCTTGAATTTGATCCAAAGAAATTTAGGATACGCAGAAAGCGTTGCACCTAAATTGCTTGGGTATCCTGTCATTGTTAATAACAACATGAACAGCGCCATTACCACCGGTTTGATTACCGGTATTTTTGGTGATATGTCCAAATTCTACATCCGCGACGCAGGCCCAATTGTCATTCGTCGTTCGGATGATTTCCTTTTTACATCCAATGCCGCTTCTTTCCTTGCAGTCGAGCGGTTCGATTCCAAGGTAGTTCAATCCGCAGCAATCAAGAAGCTGACTCAGGCTTAAGATTGAATTGAATCCTAGGATACTCAGCCTAAAAATTGGGTATCCTATTTTTGAATTATTTTGAATGAGGTGTGAAATGAAATACCAGGTACAGCAATCATTGGTTGGGACCAATCCCCTCACAGGTGAGGAAATTTGTTTGCGTCCTGGTGACCAAATTGAATGGTGCCCAATTGAAGGCCCTAGGATGGTCGAGGCTGGTATCTTTGTCCCTGTGGCAAGCAATGCCACACCAGAGACACCAGAATCCCCTAAGCCTAAAACCAGGGCAAAGGAAACCCGCTAATGGCATTGCCCACATTGGCCGATGTCAAATTGCATTTGCGTGTTGACACCACCACAGAGGATGCACTTATAACATCCCTTCTGGCTGGTGCAATTGATCATTTTGAGCAATCCACCAGGCGCGTTTTATCCTCGAGGTCCATTGTCCAAAGGTTGGATTCCTTGCCTGATTCCCGCGTGATATTCCTCGAAAAAGGACCGGTTACTTCTGTCACATCGGTAACCGTCAGAACATTGGCTGGCGTTTCGACCATATCGGCAAGCGATTACATTACCATTTCAGGACAAACAGAAACCAAACCACTAATCGCATTTAAGGATACCGCAAATCTTCCCACACCAGATAATTACCCTGGTGCCGTAACGGTAACCTATGTGGCGGAAACCACTACGATTCCAGAATCCATCAATGCGGCAATCCGATTGTTGACAGCCCATTGGTACGAAAACCGCCAAGCCGTTGGTCCTACTGGTGGTAATGAAGTTCCTTTGGCCTACCAATCCGTAGCATCCAAATACATGTGGGGAGCCTACGGATGAAAATAGGCGACCTAAGGCACAGGATCGACTTACAATCCTATACCGATTACATTGACATCTACGGTAAGCCTGACAGGTCATGGACAACATACGCAACCGTTTGGGCGCAAATTACGCCAACATCAAGTAGCGAATCGATTAACGGGTTACAGTTAAACACTAGCACCACACATGCAGTTTTAATCCGTCACAGAACAGATGTGCAACCAAACCATCGC